AGAAAGAGCAATATTTTTTGATAGTAATGAATTTGCTGATAGTATTACAATAACTATTGGTGGTTCAGCTTCTACTATTAAAGGAATATTTGACAATGAAATGACTACTATTGATGTTGGCGACAATGCGGGTATTACTGCAAACCAACCTAAGATAACTGTCAAAACAAGTGATGTTGCTAACGCCGATTTTGGCGACCCTGTTGTTATTAATTCTACTAATTATACTGTAAATAATGTTCTTAAAGACGGAACAGGAATTACAGAAATATTTTTGAGTGAGGCGTAACAATGGCTCATAAAAGAACAAGTATAAGAAATAATGTTACAACGGCATTAACAGGATTAACAACGACAGGTTCAAACGTTTTTGAAAGTCGTATATATCCAAATGAACTAGCAAAATTACCTTTACTAAATGTTTATAGTAATACAGAAACAAGCGAACTATCTAGTATAGGTAAGATTGAACGTAATTTAGAAATAATGGTTGAGGGCTTTGCTAAAGCAACTGCAAATATAGATGAAGCTTTAGATGTTATTGCTAAAGAGGTTGAGGTAGCTTTAGCAACTGATTTAACTAGAGGTGGTCACGCTAAAGAAACATTTTTAACAAATACTGAATACGAACTAGAAAATATAGGCAATCAACAATTAGGCGTAATTAAAATGACGTTTAACGTTCACTATATAACAACAAAAATTAACCCTGAGGTATTAGGATAATGGCAAAAAGAATTATAGTCGTAAAAGACGATAATAAAATTGAGATATGGGACTACGAACTAGAAAATTTTAAAAAAAAAGGTTTTAGTAAAGAGGGTTCTAGTCCAATTATTAAACAAACAAAAAGTAAATTAACAATAAAAGAGGATAAATAAATATGGCTACTCACACAGGCTCACAAGGAACTGTAAAAGTCGGTTCAAATGCTATTGCAGAATTAAAAAGTTGGACTTTAGACCAATCGCAAGACACGGTTGAAACAACTAAACTTGGCGATACAGTAAAAACTTTCAGCGCAACACAATCAAGTTCTTCAGGAACTATGGATTGTTTTTGGGACGAAACTGATAGTACAGGACAAGGCGCAATGACTATTGGCGCAACAGTCACTTTAAATTTGTACCCTGAGGGCGCAACAAGTGGCGACACTTACTATTCAGGTTCAGCAATTATTAATTCTGTTGGTGTTGCACAAGCACACGACGGAATAGTAGAAAGAACTTTTGGTTTCCAAGTTTCAGGCGCAGTCACAATAGCAACAGTATAATAATTTATGTCAGATATAGATAAAGTTATTTCACATTTTGCAGATAAGAAAAAAAGGTCAGTCACAATAGACGAGTGGGGCGTGACTTATTATATAAGTCCGCTTACAGTTGCAGAAACAAGACGTTTATTTCAATCAGCAAAAAAAGATGAAGTGACAATGCTAGTTGACGCTATCATAATGAAAGCCGAAAAAGAAAATGGCGATAAAGCATTTAGCGTAGCTGACAAAGACAAATTATTAAACCAAGCAGACGTTGATATTATAAAAACCTTAGGGTCTTTTATAGTTAATGAAATCAACGAGGACGACGTAAAAAAAAACTTCGTTTAGAGCCTGACTTTTACGCAATATTTTTTTTAGCAGAAAAGCTAAATAAAAATATATATGAAATAATGAATATGAACCAAGTAGAATTTGACAGTTGGTTTATGTACCTAGAAGTTAAAGCTGAAAAAGAAAAATTTCAAACGCAACGATTAATGAATAAAAAATAATATGGCACAAAAAGGAATAAATTTTAAAATAACCGCCGTTAATAAGACAAAACAGGCGTTTAGTTCAATAGGCAGGGGACTAAAAGGTATTACTAAAGCTGTATTTAATTTTAAAACTGCATTAACAGGGGCAGTTGGTATCGCAGGTATGGGTTTATTAATAAGAAACTCATTAATAGCAACCGACCGTCTTGGAAAAATGTCAGGTGTTCTTGGAATTGCCGTTAAAGATTTACAAACGTTAAAATTAGCGTCTGAAATTAACGGAATAGAGTTTGAAACTTTTGCAAAAGCAACAAGACGATTAGTTGATAACTTTGGGGACTTTTTACAAGGGACAGGGGAAGCAACACAAACATTTAAGGCCTTAGGTATATCTATTAAAGACGCAAACGCAGTTAACGGCGACCAAATGGCAATCTTAGGTTTAATTGCAGATAGATTAGACTTAGTTGAAAATAAAACTATGCGTTTAAAGTTTGCGCAAGAAATATTTGGTGGTAGAGGGGCAGAATTAATTAATGTTTTAAGAGGTGGTACGGAAGCTTTAAAACAGTTTGCTATTGAGAGTGATAGATTTGGTTCTTTAAATAGTAAACAAGTTAGAGCAGTTGAAGAATTTAACGATAGTGTATTAAGATTAAAAACAGTATTTGCAAATATTGTTAATCAATTAGTTGCTAACGTTAGTCCAGCGTTTTTAAAATTATCAAGAGCAATAAGAGAAAAAGTTTTATCTAGTATAGAGGACGCAAACGGTTCAATTCAACAATTCGCAAATGTTGGGGCAAAAGATTTAATAGACTTTGGTATCAAAGCTATAAAAATGTTTGAGAGTTTAGTTCAAGGTATTGGCGATTTTAGAGTTTCTTTATTAAGAGCAATAGAAGTAATACAACACCCGTTTAGTAAAAAAAACAGAAAAAAAATTGACGATTATACTTTTAGTTTACAAAAATTAATTGAAACATTAGAGGGTTTTAAAAAAAATGTTGATGTTGTAAGTGAAAGTTTAGTAGAACAAAATAAAAGTTTAGAGGACGTTGGCGATACTGCTGACAAATTAAAAAGTAATTATACAGGTGTTCAAGATAGATTAGAAAGATTAAAAAATGCTAGCGAACAATTTGGTAATTCTGTTGCAGGTAATTTTGAAAAGGCAGTTTTTGAAGCTAGAAATTTTAGAGATACATTAAAAGCAATTGGACAAGATATTATTAAAATAGCTTATCAAACTGCAATAACAAAACCAATGGGCGAAGCTTTAGGTGGAATTATAAGCGGTGGTATAAGTGGAGTACAAGATATATTTTTTCCAAAAAAAGCTATGGGTGGCGCAGTCACAGGCGGTAAATCTTATATGGTTGGCGAACGTGGGGCAGAAATATTTACACCTAACAAGTCAGGTTATATAACACCTAATAATAAAATTGGTGGACAAGACAGTATTAGAGTAGTGCAAGAAATTAATATAATGCCAAGTGTTAGTGAAACTGCAAGAGCAGAAATATTTGGTATGTTGCCTTTAATTAAACAAGAAGCATTAAACGGAGTAATGGACGCTAGAAATAGAGGCGGTTCTTTTGCTAGAGCATTGGGAGTTAAAGCATAATGACAACTTACGCAATACCGACAACAGTTGGATTTAGTTCAGTAGAATTTGGTTTACAAAATAACAACCAAGTATTTGAAAGTCCTTTATCTAACAGTATTCAGGTTTCAGAATTAACAGGCGCAAGGTGGTACGCAACATTTAATTTACCACCAATGAAAAAAGACAATGCTTTAGAATACATTGGTTTTTTACAAAGATTACAAGGTAGAGTACATAGTTTTTTTGGTTATGACGCAAACCACCGTTCGCCCTCAGGTACTATTGCAGGGTCAACTTTATTAGTTAATGGTGCAGACCAAACAGGGACAAGTTTAATTTTAGACGGTGGCGCAAACTCAACTTTAGTTTTAAAGGCAGGGGATTTTTTCTCAGTTAATAACGAGTTAAAAATGGTCACGGCTAACGCAACAACAGACGGTTCAGGCGACGTGACTGTAAATTTTGTACCAAGTTTAAGGTCTAGCCCAAGTAATGACGCAACTATAACTACGACTAATCCTGTATGCACAATGAAGCTAACAGGCGACAGTACAACGTATTCTATAAATACGTCTAGTATTTATGGAATAAGCTTTAGTGGTGTTGAGGTTTTTTAATGGTTAAGACACTTACAACAAATAACAATAATGTTTTAAATGATGACGTTATAAAACCTGTTTATTTTTTAAAATTTGAGTTTCCAAGTGCTACTGTATATTTAAATAGTAGTGACCGTAATATTACTTGGGGCGGAAACAATTATTTAGGTACAGGCGAAATTGGAACTGTATCAGATATAGAAGAAACAAGCGAATTACAAGCTAACGGAATAAAATTACAATTATCAGGAATACCAAGTACATACGTTGCAATAGCATTAACAACTGAGTATCAAGGTAGTCCCGCAACAGAATATTTAGGATTTTTTAACGATAGTTATGGTTTAGTTGATGACCCTTTTATTATTTTTGTTGGCAAAGTAGATACAATGTCAATTAGCTTATCAAATACTGCAACAATAGAATTAGAAATAGAAAATAGATTAGTAGATTGGGAACGACCAAGAATTTCAAGATTTACAAACGAAGAACAACAAAATTTATACTCAGGCGACAAAGGTTTAGAATTTGTTGATAGTGTTGCAGAAAAAGAATTGTTTTGGGGCGTAGATAATTAATTTGTTAATTGATGAAATAATATTTTTTTATAAAAGTTTTGATAAATATAAAAATTATACTTATCAAGATTTATATAAGATATTAATACATAGTTATAATCACAACCAATTTAAAATATTTAAAGATAATACTATTTATGGTTTTGTTAATTGGGCTTATTTTAATCAGTTAGCACACGATAATTTTATTACAACAGGAACAATTAAAGATTGGAATTGTGGAAATATAATTACGCATATTGATTTACTTGCAAAAAAAAATGTTAAAGAAATATATATGTGGAGTAGAAAAAATTTAGAAAAAAAATCAGTTAATAAAACTACAACTTGGTTAAGAATAAAAGATAACAAAATTAGAAATATTATAACAAAAGAAATTAGGTAAAAAAATATGGGATTTGTAGCAGACGCAGTATCAAGCGCAGTATCAACAGTCACAGACGTTGTACTTAAAAAAGTTGCTATGAAAGGCGGTTGGAAAGGTTTATTATCAGGCGGTCTTAAACAATTTGCATTTTCTTTTATTGCTAGTGCTGTTTTAAGTTTTGCTTACAAAAAATTAGCAGGTAAACCAAAACAACCTGATTTTAATAGTTTTACAAATGAAGCTATACAAAGAAAAAGTTTAATTCGTAGTCCTGTTGCTGATAGGTCAATAATTTATGGTTCTGTTAGAAAAAGTGGCGCAATCATACACGCAGAAACTTTAAACGATAATAAAGATTTATATTTAGTAATTGCTTTATGTGGACACGAAATAAATAGTATTGGCTCAGTATTTTTTAACGATACAGAAATTACAACAGGTCAATTAGACGGGTCAGGAAACGTGACAAGTGGCACGTTCTCAGGCAAAGCACAAATTATAAAACATTTAGGTTCAACTACACAAACAGTTGATACAGTTTTAGATAGTGCAAGTACAGTTTGGACAAGCAACCATAGATTAAGAGGTGTTGCTTATTTAATGGTAAAATTAACTTATGAAACAGATGTTTTTCCTAACGGTATTCCAAATATAAGTGCAGTTATTGAGGGTAAAAAAATATTAAATGTTTCTACAAGTGCTACGGCTTATTCTAATAATCCTGCAAATATTATTTATAATTATCTAACGTCAAGTGACGGATTAGGCGCAAGTACAAGTGAAATAGATTTAGCAACGTTTCAACAAGCTAGAGCAGATTGTGACGACAGTATTTCTATAACAGGCGGAACACAAAGTCGTTATACTTGTAATGGTGTAATAATATTAAATAGAAAACCTGTTGAAGTTATTGAGGATTTAGTAAGTAGTTGCGCAGGAACTTTAACTTACCAACAAGGTAAGTTTAAGTTAAAAGTCGGTAAAGCAAGTAGTTCAGTAAGAACTTTAACAGACAACGATTTATCAGGCGAATTAAAAATTGTGACAAGACCTAAGAGGTCGCAACTTTATAATAAAGTTAAGGGTACGTTTGTTGACGCAACAACAGATTTTAGTATTAAAGAATTTAATACGCAGGAAAGTTCAGCTTTTCAAACAAGCGACGGCGAAACAATTGTAAATGAAATAGAATTACCGTTTACGTCTGACCCTGTTGAAGCACAAAGATTGGCGTTAATTGTTTTAAAACAATCTCGTCAAATGATGACTTTAGATTTATTGTTAAAACCTGAACATTTAGATTTAGGCGTTGGCGACGTAATAAGTTTAACAAATACTAAGCTTGGTTTTACGGCAAAGAAATTTTTTATTTTAACTTACACTTTAAATGCAGATTTATCGGTAAGTGTAATTGCACAAGAATACGCAGACGCAGTATTTAATTTTGACGCAAGTACAGAACAAGTGACGTTAGCAACTGCGTCGGCAATTAATTTACCGTCGGCAACAACAGTTGTCACGCCAAGTGCTATAACAACGTCTGATACTTTAAATGCAAGTTCAGACGGTATTGTTGACGTTGTTTTAACTGCAACTGTTTCAATACCAAGTACGGAAGCTTTTATTGGTCAATTTGAATTAGAATATAAAAAGTCAACAGATAGTGTTTTTGTATCTGCGGGACGTTCAAGTAATAACACGTTTCAAATATCAGGCGTAGAGGACGGGGCTTTATATGACCTGCGGTCAAGAATTATAAATACAATTGGTGTTAAAAGTTCTTATGTGACTGCACAACATTTAGTTATTGGTGCTACTGAACCACCTGCAAACTGCGAGGACTTGGCAGTAAGTATAAGTGGTAAATCTTTAACTTTAACTTGGAGTAAACCACCTGATTTAGATTTAAAAGAAACAGAAATTAGACATAGTACGGCAACAAGCAATGCAACGTGGATTGGTTCACAAACTTTAACTAAAGTATCAAGAACTTCAACGTCTGTAAGTTTACCTGCAAAAAAAGGAACGTATCTTGTCAAACATATTGATAAGTTAAATAACTTTAGTATTCAGGCAACAAGCGTCACTACTAATATAACAAGTATTACAGGATTAAACTTTCATACAACTTTTGTTGAAAGTATAAGCGGACAAACAGGAACGCAGACAGACGTTGCGGTAGTTAAAGACGGTGCAGACCATTATATCGTTTTGGCAAGTAAAACCAATTTTGATAGCGGAACAAGTAATTTTGAAACTAACACTACACAATTTTTTGATAGTGGCGGTGTCTTAGCAAATACAAAAGCTTTAGGTTTTTATAATTTTACAAATGTTTTTGATTTATCACAGTCAGGGCAAGTTAAATTAGAACCAAAATTATTAAGTACGGCGGAAGATAGAGATAAAATTTTTGACGCAGTCACAACAAGTAATAATAATCAGAATGGTCATTTTGATACTGAACCGTCGCATTTTGACGGGGACGCTTCAAGTTTTGCAGATATTATTTTACAAGTAGCAACGTCAAATGATAATTCTACATACTCAGGTTTTTCAGACTTTAATACAACAGGCGAATATTCAGCTAGATATTATAAGTTTAGATTAAAGTTAAGAAGCAACAATAATTCAGCTAACCCTAAGGTTAGCGGAATGAGTGTTGATGTTGACGTACCTGATAGACAAATTGAGGGTGCTGACTTACCTACAAGTAGTGGTTCAAAAGCAATTACTTTTGACCCGCCGTATTTACAACAATACGCAATAGGTATTAGTAGTCAAAATTTACAAAATGGCGACAGACATACAATAACAAATAAAACCTTAGGTGGTTTTACAGTAAATTATATTAATTCAAGCGGTTCAGCAATTGACAGAACGTTTGATTTTATAAGTAAAGGATTTTAACAAACAAAGGAATATATGGCTCAGGTATCACAAATAACAATAGACAATCAATCGTTTCCAAATTTTAGAACGGCATTAAACAATAGTTTAGGTGCAATCAATTCATCACATATTGGTTCTTCAAGACCTGCGAGTGCAGTTGCGGGTTTAATTTGGATTGATAGCGGAACAGCAAATACATATAAGGTCAAAATTTTTGACGGGACAGATGACCTACAAATTTTTGAAATAAATACATCAACTAACGCAGTATCACTACCAACGGGTGTGACTGTATCTGAAAGCGACCCAAACTCTATACCGTTTAGCGTTGCTCTTGGGTCTTAATAATAACAAATAGGAATATACACAATGGCAAATAACTTTAGCGACGCGCAAGTGACTATTAGTAATAATAGTTTAACAGACATTGTCACGGCTAGTAATAAAAGCTTAGTAATAGCAGGGACAATGAGTAATACGACAAGTAGTTCAATAAACGTCACTCTTAAAAAGTATGACGCTTCGGCAACTGCGACTTTTACAATTTTAAATACAATACCTTTACCAAGTGGTTCATCTTTAGAATTGCCTAAAATAGTTTTACAAACGTCTGATAAA